CAATCGGTGGTCGACTATGCAACCAAAAAGTGGCAAGGAACTTTTAGATAATAGATTAGCAAAGATTTTAAAAAGATACTCATCATGGCCTAACACACACTCAATTAAATCCCCTTTGTGCTCCAAAGAAACATCCAAAAGGATGTAACTAAAACGCAAGAGAGAAATATTTGAAAAGGTGCCACATGGATAATTTAGAGTTCTTGCTAAAACATTAACTTTAGCATCACCACAATAAGAAAATGGTTTTAACTCTTTGAAAGTCTTAAAGCGGTCATAAAAGTGCATAGCTTGCCAAGTGATTTCACTGGCAAGCATTTTATGCATTTCTAGACGCCAATCTGAATCATTTTCAATGGGTAAAGGCTCAAAGTCAAGTTTTGGGGCAACAACATGAGAGACCTTACAAATTAAAATAAATAAACCAAAAACCCTTAACGCTAAAGGGTCAACAAAATCATAATAGGATGGAACAATTCGCAATGAACGTTCATAAAGGAAAATATGATTTTGCAGTCCAAAAATATCAGCTTGATTTACTAGGCTAATATTGGACAATGCAATTTGGTCTTGATGGTCAATTGGAGCAAAGAAGTCGAACATTGAATATTTGCTAAAACACTAAAATAGTGCAGACACAAATGAATGTGTTTCGTCCCAAGACTCATCAGTGCAAATTCAAACATGAATGTCTAGGACATCCAAATTTTATTCAACCCAAAGGTCTTGATCCTTTAACCAGGGAATGTAATTAGACAAAAGGTCCTTATGGATACGCCTCTTATCTCTAGCATCCCGGGCATATGAGGAAAGTAATGGGTCTCTTGCCATAATTTCTAGGTAAGAATCCCATTTATTAGTTAAATTTTGCAAAATAAAGGCTTGATCCCAATCAGGGTAAATAAAGGCATCAACTCTATTTTCAATCCTTTCTTCAGCCATGAAATTATTAAACATCTTCTGTTCAATAAGAGCATGATTATCCTCAGCTGATTTCAAATCAGTTTTCAATTTATCAATTGTAAATTGAAT